TGTTATTCTTGCCAGCATTAACAAATGTTTCTGCAAGTTTTTCTGACTTAAGTACAGCCTTGCTGCTACCGCCAGTAAGCCACGTTAGTGGGTCAACTGCAATCTGATAGGCAAAGTTAATTGTGCCAGATGGGGAAACATATTCTTCTTTAGAAAACGGATTAGGGTTCGCAATAACCCACTTATCAATCTCTTTAGATTTTTCAAATGCTTTAGCAGCATCAGCGCTTGCAGTACCAGTAAGTGCGCCAAGCGTTAAAGGAATAAGTGCCCAAAGGCTACCTTCTGATGGCGGATGCTCACTGTTCATCCAGTTAGTAAAGTCGTTACCTGGGTTAACTTGTCCAGCCTTATGCGCTGCAAACGCCTCTTTCCAATCAGAACCATTGTCTGACATCTTACGAACAGCAGCAATCATTTGATTATCTAGTTGTCCATACTCACGTATAATATCGCCTGGTTTTTTGCCATCAATAATTCCACGGATAAGATAACTTTCTGCTTTGCCGTACTTACCCTCAAGGGTATTAAGCATTTCATTATCCCACTGGTTGTGACCATCCCATGCATCAGACCAAGTTTTAAATGCTAAAAGTTTACTAAAGTCTTCACGTGTAGATTTAGCATCATCAAGTGCATTAGATGCAATTTTGTAAGGAAGATTAATTCCTTTATAATAAAAATCTGCTGCGTCAATTACAGCGCGAAATGGTTCAGTTACAAAGTTTAATGCAGCCTTACTAATTTGTCCAAGAATACTTGGTGGTGCTTTTTGATAACCAGCACCTTCATTAATAAACACAAGACCTTGTTTAATCTGTGGGTCTAATTTGTTGTATGCTTGCCATGCTTTACCAGCATCAGTAATGCGTGTAAGTTCACGGTCTTTGTTTAGAAGACGCTGAATGTTTTCCTGAATAGCACGTTCTTCTTGTGTTGGCTGTCCAGCAAGGGACGCCGCATACAGCGTTGGGTTTGCTGTTGCAAGTGCGTTATTAACAGGTTGAGGAAATGGCTGATTAGGATTTATCAGAGACATTACGCCAAATTAATTCTATTGTAGATAGCCTCTAATTGACCTGACGGGTCATTCTTCATCATGTTATAAATAACAGATGCTGGGTCAGATGGTCCTAAACGGCGAATACCAGTTAAGTCTAATCCTGGTCCAGGACCATAATCTGCACCAGCAGAAATTGGTTCATCTGGAAACATTGTAGGAGCATCTAAAGGAATAACATCAAATGCATCTGGCATTCCTGCCATTGGTGCACCAGCCTGTTGGTCATTTAGTGATTTGTTTTCACCATACTCAAAGCCAGTGTACTGCTGCATTGGTTGCTGCATTCCATCAATTGCTCCGCCATCTGTGCGCTGTGAAAGCGCACCTGGTCCTGATACAGGTGCTGGATTATTAGGTTGACGATAACCACCATGTTGTGCCATTAGTCTTCGTCCTCCTCTTCAATATGTTTTCTTATGTCATCTAGCGTTGGGTTTTGCACCCAGTCTGGATATGATTCAGGTGTAGCAATTAACCACAACGCATCATCTCTAGTAAAACCAGAACGGCGTAATGATTTAAAATATTCGTTTAACCAGATTGAATGTTCATCTAGTTTTGTATATTCTCTTTCTTCAACTTTGCGTCTACGAGTAACTGGCTTCTTCTTAGGGGCTGCCATTGTTTACTCCTTATCGTGGACGCTTGTTACTAATCTGTGCACTAGAGCGAGCAGCACCGCTGCCTGTCATTGTGCTAAGTAATGTTTGTAATTCTGGTTTTGCTGGAGGCATAGGCATTCCTTCTGGAGCGCCTCCTACTGGTGGTTCACCAGGAGCAGAGGGGACAGGTTGCTCAACTGACTCAGCAGCACCAGCAGGAGGATTCTCAGGTGTAAACACATCTTCAATTGCCTCTTCAATGGATACACCCTTCTTACGTGCTTTGATTACATCTGCAATCTGTCGCACTAAGTTAGATGGGTCTTGTCCTTGCATAGCCATTTGAGGAATTGCTTGTGTCATCTGCTGGAGTGAACCAACAAGAGCCTCGCGCATTTTTTCAATTTCTATCTTCTCTTGCTCTAGTGTTACGTTAACTCCAAATGGAAGTTCACGCATAGCCATATCCTTAGAGATAAGACCGCCACCTAAAGCCTGAAGCATAAAAATTAAACCTTGTGCTGGGTTAAGACCAGCGAGCATTCCGTAACGTACGTCTGCGGAATAGTCCTTCTTGATGTCCTTGCTTGGTATGTATGTAAGAACATACGGTGAACCAGCATCTACACCACGAATTGTTTTTTCAATGTTAAAGAGTGCTTCATCTGTTTTGAAGCAAAGCGTGATTACATCACGAAGCGCAGCAGCCAAGATAGCCTGTGCGGATTTTACCTGCGTATCAAATGCACCAAGTAGTGCTTGTACACCCTGTCCAGTGACAATGCTTGCATTGACGTTACCAGTACGAGATTCTGGGTAACGAGCGCCAACGCGTAGTTCTTGGTTAAGAATGTTCTGCTCAGTAAATGCGCCTTGTGGAAGTGTAAGTTCTACACGGCGTACACCTGCTGGGTTAGCCGTACGAATAACAGCATCTCCACCAAGTTGTAGTTCTTGTACATCTTGTGGCAAAACAATTGGTGCTTGTACTGACTTCTCTGCTGCTTCCATTGCAAGTAATGCAAATCGGTTGCGAAGCAACTGAATACCAAGTACGTCATCAAACTGTCCACGCAATTCACCATCAACAGATGGTCGCTTTGCGATAACAACATTCATAATACCAAGTGGGTTTGCCGCTTGAGATAGGAGCATGTTGTTTCGGGATGGGAGGTATAGCACAGACTGGTCTTTGTCATAATAGCGAATCATCTCTATCATGCCATTAAGGTCTTGCTTCCAACCCAACTTGCCCAGAAGTTCGTACTCATGTTCTGGGAACATAGCCACTAGTTCGCCTAGTGTCATTGAGTATCGTTTTGCAAAAGCAACGCAACGTCCGTAGCGGTCAAACTCTGGGTAAGCACCTACTGGGTTTTCTAGTCGGATACGTGGCATTTGCGCTTCTTCATCCAGTTCAATAATGAACGGGAGGAAACCATATGTAAGGTACATGTCTGCACCGTTGTACATTTGTACTTGTAAATCTGAATGCTCAAAGTAGTTTGATGCAATGCGAGTACGCTTGTCAGCAAAGTTACGAGCACGGTCATTAGTTTGGTTGGCAGCAGAGCAGTTAACCGCTGGAAGCGGTGCGATAACTTCAGACAAATCGCGTGCAACAATGTCAATAAAGTTTGCAACTACGTTCTGGTCAATACCGTCTGGGAAGAAGTTAGGATAGACCTGACTGATTTTACCCTGACGCACCATCTGAACGTCACCATTACGCTGGTCACGCCCGTTGGCGCGGTAGCGTAGCGTTCCAACACGCGCACCAATCTGGTCAATGTTTAGCATCTAGTAGTCCTATCCATATTGTTCTTGCCATTGTTCTGCAAAGGCATCATCTAAGTTAATTGCAACGCGGGTATTCATTTGCGCTTTAGTAGCCCAACGGTTGTTGAGGTACTGAGACGTTCTACTTGCTTGTTGCATTAACTCACGTGCTCTAATAACTGCAAACCATAAAGCCATGACGGTATCCGTCTTGCCTCTAGTCTCTGGTTTCCAAGTAAGTAACTGCTGAGTTAAAGCCTTTAGTCCTTCGCTACCTTCTGATGAGGGTAGTTCAATAATGTTATTGCGCTGATGTTTACCATCACGCTCCGTACCAAAGAGGTTTGACATGGAGGCAACACCGAAAGATGTGTCCCACTTGTTCTTGCCTGTAAAGTGAGCATCAAGGCGTACGCCGTATTGAGCGAGCCAGTTTCGTAGTTCTTCGTCAAGTGCGTACGCTTTCTGGTGCGCATTGATTTCCACACGGAACTCCTGCGGGTGGTACTTCTGAACCAACTCTTCAATTGTTGCTCTAATCTTCTGAGGTGTTGGGTCTTCCATATTGATACAATCCAACACATAAATCTTTCCGTCAGCACGGTTGTAGTTTGTAACTACGAATGCTGAGTTACCAGTCATAGCAGGGTCAAAGCCAATAATGGTGTAACCCTCTACTTGAGGTGGATGCCCAGCAGCGCCAGACTTTAGTAGTCCTCTTTTGCGCATCCCGTTGGTCGCTCCCTGCACGAGTGCTGGCGGGAATATTGAGTCTTCCATGATGTCTTCTTGTTGGTAGACAAGTGCCCATGTTGAGGGTGTAACTTCGCTTCTTCTTCGGTTGAGCGTCTTGCCGTCCCACTTGGGGTAGAAGCCGTTTTCCTGAGGAGTGTCATCATCCCCATCCCACGGGACATCCGACTCTTTCCAGAGAGTAACCCAGTCTTCTGGTTTCTCACTATACTCCAGTACAGCAGGCATCCCCATATAAGTAAACGGAGTTTTCCCACCTGACCAATGCTTCGGATTACGAAGTTCTTTATATAAATCATTTGCTGCAATTCGCGTCCCCACGACTAGTAACTTACCGTTTTTACCCAGACGGGTAATAACTTCCTTCTGCAACCAGTTAATCTGTTGTTCCCACTCATGGGCGTTGGCTGTAGTTATACAGTCGTCCAAGATAATCAAGTCTGCGCGAGCGCCGTAAATCTGACCACCCATACCTAGTGCCTGAATGGTTGGGTCTTTTTCAGAAGAGTTACGCGCATCACCCCCAAGATAGACGGTATCGGTACGCCAAGTATCTGCGTCCTGTTTCCAACCGCCCTCAGGACCATAAGCGGTCTGTAGTTTGAGCCAGCGTGGATGGGACAATCGTTGCTTGATAGCGTATACGAACTCGCGTGCCTTAGTAATCGTCTTTGATACCACAATGATGCGGATGTTGGGATTGAGGGCAATGCGGTAAGTTGGATAGTTCACCGTAATCACAGTGGACTTAGCGTGCTCAGGGGGCACGTTGATTAGGAGGCGGTTAGACTCTCCAGGTTCATATATAATATTTTCGTGAACCCATGATGGTTCGCGCCCCTCTAGAAGGTCAATCCAGTTCTGGTGGTGGGGAAAGACCGTTTGGTCAAAAAACATCTTGGAGAACTCCGCAAAGGGAATTGACTCTTTTTCTACACCGAGGGCATCAAAGGATTGCTTGCTTCCTTCTTCTTTAGCCTCTTCAAGCGCCGCCGCAAATAGAGGGTCTCTGACCATCCACTGACGGATGGTATCTGGCTTTTTGCCTAAGGCAATCATAGCCGCCTGAGGGGAGACGCCCACCCTCACCTTTTCAAGAACATCTTTCTTGGCTTGCGCCACACCCTTTGCTAGGTGGTGTTCACCGCCTGATTTAAACCCTGACATCTGTTATCCCCTTGCTGAAGGCAGAGTTATCCCGCCGTATAGAAGTATATCTGTACAACAGTCTGTCACAGTTAAAGGAAGGCTCTAAAAAGACTTCCTATTATATTTACTGTACATATATACTTAATCCGTTCAAACAGGTAAAACGAACTATTTGGTTCTAACTATCTGTAAAAGTCCTGTTCAGACTGTATCCCCAGTCACTATATACAGAAATATTTATAGTCAGAGTTACCTATATATACAGACGAACAGATTAAAACACTAGGGGTCAAGCCCCTAGATGTTCTAATCTGAACAGACTGTCACTACTGGACGTAGTCTGCGTAGAG